CTATTCCTTTATGGTTAATTTATATGTTCTTCCTGATTTTTCTCTAATAATAACATTTTCTTTTTCCATATTATAAAGGTTAAATACAATATATTCTTTAACATCATCATCAAAGTATTTATATATATCTTTCTGCAATATACCAGAATTATCATTTATTATTTCAAGCAATTTTTCTCTTAGCTTTGGAGCAATTATATTTTCAATATATATCTTTCGTTCATACTCTGACTGCAATTTATCTATGTTTTGAGTCAAGTTTTGTAGTTCATTATTTCTATCCTGAATCCACATATCACTTACGACTATATTATTAAACCAAAATTCATAGCATTCCCCTTTTTCTTTACAAGCCTTTTGAGCATCATTCACATATAACATTAGACTCTTTAAAGTCGCATACTGCTTTTTAGGTTCTTCTTCTCTTGAATTCAACCATTCATTGAAAAAATATGAATACTCGCTTGCTATTTTATCCCTAAAATCATCTTTTCTCGAAACCCATCCCCAAGGTAATTCACCATTTTCATTAAGTCTTGTCAAATCTTCCCCAAACCTATTTACTTCTGTGTTCTGTACCTGCTGATTGAAAGTATTGCTTTTCTTTTTACTGAATATATCGAATAATCCCATATATACACCCCCTTTTTGTGATTATATCACCATATTAGTTATTCTTGGTAGCATAAATTGATATTCAATAAAAAGGAAGGCTCAACACCTTCCCTTTTTACTATATTACCTGATAGTTTACACCCTTTCAATATTGCAGATATTAATTGCACATGTTACATCATAGTCTGCAATAGAACCATCATCATTCCAATCTTTAACTATACCAATAACAACTCTGTCTCCCTTAACTTCGATAACATCATATTCATCATAATACATCACGAATGAACCGCCATCATATGTAGCATTAACAAGCACTCTTACCTTATCACCGACATTTATGGATGTATCATTACCATTGTCCGCTGAATTAATGCATCCGTCATTAATCCAACCCGTTCCATCATTTACAAGGTATGGATTGGCAGCCCCTGGGATAACTCTTGTGATTGTTCCGCATGTGAATCCTGCGGAAGGTGTGAGTGGTTCTTCTGATGTTGAAGATGCGTATATTCTGTCATATTCTACATAATCACCTTCATGATACATTGTATCTGCGCTTGTAGAATCTACAACCTCATCAGGCTCTGTTGATGTATCTTCTTTACCTGTATTGCCAATAAGCTGATCATATACTTCATCACGCATAATGTCATAGTCAACCCTTGTACCATCATCAAGATGATGGTCGCTTGATTCCTGTGACATAGCGAATTTATCATCACAGATTTCTCCATCATCATTCCAGTGAGCTTCCCATATAAGCGCACCATGTTCAATAAGCTCATCTACATTCATGTAAGTGTTTAACCAGCTATGACTAGCATAGATTCCTTTAGCCTTAATATCTGCTAATTCATCAAGCCAAGTAATAGCCAAAGCCTGTGTACTATAATAATCAATGCCATGTCTTTCCTTATATCCGTCAGCATCCTCAATATCAAGGAATACCCCTATAGGATTGCTCTTGTTATACCACTCTCTAATGTGAGCTGCTTCACTTCGTGCCTGCTCATCATCAGCTGCATACTGGTATAAATACAGCGCATATGGTATATTTCTAGCTTCACACTCATCTATGTATGTCTGCGCCATAGTGTCACACTGGCTGCACTCGCTATCATCTGCGCTTAAATCACTTCCATATCCACAGCGAATAATTACAAAATCATAATTATCCTTAATATAATCAAAATTAATATTCCCCTGATGGCTGCTTATATCTATTCCTTTTTTCATAATTAAATCCTTCTTTCTGTTTTAATTCAAAAAAGGAAGGCTGTTACACCTTCCTTAAAAATAATAAGTATCAATTTTGTGTTACTTAAGTATTAATTATCTTTAATCTGCTTATAAATCTGATTTACACCAGTACTAGCAAGACCTGACATAATACCAATGCTGATGGCAGTAATAATATCTGTTGCAGGGAAATCAGGCATGATATACATTGCAGGAATTGCAATAATTCCACCAATAACACCCACAATAACGGGAATAAGCTTATCAGGAGTCTTGATCCAAGCTTTGCAGCCTATTCCTGCTAAATAGCAGATAACAACAATTGGTAATACTGTTACATAGTTTGATAAATCCATAGCTTAACACACTTACCCTTTCTTCTCTAAATCTTCAATCCTATGGTTTGCGACCTTGATTTTTTCTTCCTGAAGTGCGGTCAGTTCTTCAAGCTTAAATGTTCTTTCAATAACATTGTTATGCTTATCAACCCGTTTTGTTAATTCAGACAGCTTATAATCAATCAATGCTATTGTTTTGTTGTGCATTACATAGTTATTCACCAAGCAAACAACTAATGTAACAAGTGCTGTTATAATAGCTTCATTCATGCCCTTCCCTTTCTTTTTCTTTAAATTTTGATATTAAAAAGGCACTTCATAGCTTTGAGGTGCTTTAATCAATTATTTTTTTGAATGTTAGATTGCCATTGGTTCTAGGCATAAAAGCAAATTTGCCAAGCTGCAAGCTGTTCGTATATTCGCCATCTGTTATATACAGCTTTCTATTGCTAAAATATGCAACTTCTGTATTGTTCTGAAAAAATGATATTCTGTCATTTGCAATTTTCAGTGTGAGTTCACTGCCTGCTTCTCCCAATACAATATTGCCATCAACAAACCTTATGTACTTGCTAATCTCACGAAATCTTGTATCAGCATTGTTAGATACATCATCAATATTCTTAGTAAGATTATTAAATTGCATCTCAAATCCTTTTGCTGTATGTTCCAAAGATGAACTTACTGCGCCCACAAGATTATCTGTTGCATCTTTAGTATAATAGCTTTCTGACATTGTCTGCTTTAAGCTTTTTTCAGATGTACTTATATCCGCTGTAAAACGCTGCTCAAGCTGTGTTATTGTGCTTGACATATCATTAACCACAACCCATGATGTACCATTCCACTGCTTTAAAGTTGGTGGATTTACAGATGTATCTAACCACATATAGGTTTTATCCGCTGGCTCAGTGTCGCTTTGGATTGCTGCGTCCTTTCCGCGCTCTCCTATCATGCCGACACAATAAGCAACACTTGAAGTATTATCTGTATAGATTGTTTCTGTTCTCGTCCACAGATATTGCCCAGCACTTACAACAGGTATTGTTGTTAGCCATGTTCCTGAGGGAATAACAGTTCCGCTTGAAGATGCCTGATATGTAACCGTTGTTGAGCTGATACCTTTTCCGTCTTTACCTGGCTGTCCTGGTTGTCCTACCAGTCCATCTTCCCCTATTCTGCTTATAGAATAACTGGTAGATGTCGTTTTATCTGTGTACGTTATAATTGTTCGGGTCCATAAATACTGCCCTGGTAATGTTTGTGGAATATCCGCGGACCATTCGCCTGTCGGCACATCTACACCAGACGTACTTGCCTGATACGTTATATCTGTTGTATCAATGCTTTTACTATTCAGCTTAATATTCGCAACTTCATTTCTGACTGTTTTAACATACTGATTAAGCTGCTCCATCTGTGATAACTGCTTATCCGTTAATGTCTTATATGTTGTTCCTAGTGTAAGCTTAGTGTTTTCAGGTTTAAGCAATTCCCGTGTGAGCTGCTTTACAATAAAATTCTTATTCTGAATAGAATGTGGCTTTGTGTTTACCTTGACATATCTGCCAATCCTGAAACTGTTTACATTTGCCACCTCTCCATCTATGGTTGCACCATTCAGGTCGGCAGCATTTACCGAAATAGAAGCTGTAAACTGTGCCATATTGTCAATGTATGCCTGTCCTTTGGTCTTAAGATTAGATGGAAGTGTTACATCATCCCAAGTGTTGGTTGTAAAAATATAACCATACTTATCCACGGCTTCTGCGTTATACACAAAATCAACATTGTTATTAACATCCTTGATTGTTAATCTCTCACCAGTCTCATTGCCCTGCTCATCTTTAAGCTTATATCCAAGAGGAATAAGAGCTGTTGCAAAGTTTTCTGCCTTAGTGTTCTTTTCTAAATCAAGCAGATTCTTTCCAAACTCTATAACCTGATTACTCAGCACTTCAAAATCCGCAAGGTAATCAATGTAAGTGCCATCTGCTTCATGGCGCACCCACAAATGACCGCCAAGATGGTCAATAAGCTTTGCGTTTAACTCATCCCATGTACTTACATAATCGCTATTAGACCTTACTATGTAATCATTCGGATCTGTTACGGTTATATTGCCGACCTTAAACTGCCTTGCTTCATCTACCTGTGCATTATGGTTATTAATATACTGTGTAAACAGCTCTGCAGGTGTTCCACTTTGCCCTTCAGCAGGAAAGGAATACGGTCTTTGAATAGAATCCAATAAAAAAGCAAGTTCCCCTTCACAAGAAACCTGCTTTTCATTATAGAAACCTGTTTTTTCATCATAAACCCTGCCCCTGAACAATGGCTCTTTTATTCCATCTTCATACACAGTTATGATAGATTTCATTTTTTCTATGAAATTGTAATACGGATGGTCAGGATAGATGGTAAATGTGAAGGAACCCACCTTGTTATCCTCCTGACTAACCTTTGGATTGATAAGCTTAAGCTGTTCCAATGATGTATCTAATATCCGCTTATCATCACTAAATGCGGTTATTCTCATCACAAGCCCCCTTCCTGATATGTGAAGGTGATATTGCCTGTTCCTGTTACCGTTACAGTATTATTGCCTTCTACAAGCTCCAATGTAGGGATTGTAAAAGTTCCTGCGTTAACAATTGTTGATGTACCGCCAAATGTTATTGTCATTGAATCTGTTGTTGTAATGGAAGGAACTACCCTTTTCCTTGAATTAACAAGAGTAATAGATACTGAACCATTAACCGCCTGTGTTACAACTGTCGGCAGCTCCTTGTACTTCCACGGTTCACATGTACATTCAATACTTATCTGACCAATGTTTTTATTTTTAGATAAAGCTGATACATCCAGCCTTCCTACATAATAATATTCTGGATCATCATCAAGCACAATCTTCATTCTTTTTCCATGAAGAGTATTCAATATGCTTGAATACAGTTCCAAAAAATCAGATTGATTCACTATTGTATTGAAACTGAATGACAAAGTTCTGCTTTTGTATTTAGGTTCACCAAAATACTCTGTATAATCAATCATTCCATGTGCGCCATCAACATCAACATAATTGGTCTTAACCATAGCACTTCCAATCTCTTTTTCTGTTAATATTAAATTAAAATCATCATAAGAATGATAACCACCAAATGTTACACCAATCATATTATTGTCCTCTCCTGCTTGCTGCGCTTATATCTCCAAGTGCCGAATCCATTGCAGGTGCTAATTCTCCAACAAGAACATCTCCATTCAAATAGATTTTGTCATTCCCCCTGCTTGCAATCATATCCATAAGCTGATTAAGCTTGTCTATAATGGCAGCAGTACTGAAAGAAGCATTGATTGTCGGTGCAGGATTGTGTCTGTAATTATTTGTATTAACAGAGTTGCTTCCTGATACCACCATTTTATCAATCAGGTTTTCAACAGGTTCTATTGCATCCTCTTCATTTTCTTCAACACCGTTTCCGATACCTGGAGGAATAAATGCACCAACTTCTTTAGCAAAGGCCTTTGATGGCGAATGTATATCTGCTTCATCCTTTGCTGCAAATATACTCTTCTTTATAAGTGAACGTATCTTTGTAAACAACGAACCTGACTTTTTATCAACACCTGAGCTAATACCATCAACCATATTTTCACCAACAGATGATGTATCCGATTCATCCTTTGCAGATTTGACTGCAAGCTTTGATAAATCAGACATTTTTTCCATCAGTGAATTTTGCTTGCTTTCAACACCATCTTCATAGCTTAATACAGCACTTTCACCCACTTTTGCATATTCTTCTGCCGTTTTTTTAGCATATTCCTTGGCATCTTCTAATCTTGTTTCAATGGACTTCTTCTGCTCTTCCGTTGCAGAATTATAATAACTACTAAGAAGTACATAATAATCCTGTGCATCATTCTTCTGCTGTTCAAGAGTCTCTTTCTGCTTCTCTGCACTCTCTCCTGCAACATCTGCTGCCGACTTATACGACCGTCCTAACTTATCCATATAATCAATGGCTTCCGTTACGTTGCCCTGCAAAATCAAAGTAGAAGCATTCTCATATGAACTTATATCGTCATAGTATTCAAATATCTTATCTTTTGTATTGTCATATGCTATCTGCTTATCTTGTAATTTTTCAACTTCTGCATCATATGCAGCTTTTGCCGTTTCCACCTTCTGATCTATTGCCTGCATTTCAGCATATGTAGCATCAATACTGACTTCTGAAGCAGCCTTCTTTGCTTCCTCATATTCAAGTTCTTTTTCACTTACAGCATTCTGCTGCTCAATAAGTTCTCTTTTCTTCTTATAAGCATTCTCCTCTTGCTCTGTCAGATTCAGCAATGCATTTTTATACTTTTCTTCTTTTGCAGACAAAAGAATTTCCGCTTTCTTAGATTCAATAGTGTTATAAACAGATTCCGTTAACTCATTGTAATTATCAATCTGGTTGCCTGTCATGGTATATTCAGTGCCTAAAGCTTCATTTAACTCATTCAGAATAAATTCTGCCCGCGCCTTATTAGCATCCGTGACATTACCTTCTTCATCACACAAAGTCTGTAATTCTTTCCATAATCTTTCAGTGTTAGCGACTTCCACCAAACTGGCTTCCGCTTTTTCATCAATAGCATTTTGCTGATCTCTTAAAGCCTTATTATTTTCAAGAATAGCCTCTGTTTCTTCATGTGTTTTCTTTACACTTTCAGCTGTTGTATCTGTAGCTGTTTTTGATGCAACAGCAGCAGCACCAATTGCAATTGCTAATGCTCCAAGTGCAGTAACAACCATTCCAATAGGATTGGCTGTCATAATCGCATTAAATGCTCCCATTGCTGTCGTAGATGTCTTAAGTGCTGTTGATACAGTTGTAACAACAGACATTCCCTTTAAAGCAGCAACTGTAAATCCAACTGCGATTGTAAGGCCTTCAAATTTATCAATACAGAATCCCAGTATTTTAACAGCTCCTGGAAGGGCTTTATCTATAAGCCAGTCAAGAACAGGCTCAATCTTAGTCAAACCCTTCTCTATTGTTGGCTGTAGCTTATCCACCTGCTTCTGTATCTTAGGAAGGCTTTTTTCTGCCTTAGTAAGCAACTTATCTACGGTAGGCATTAACTTCTGTCCGAGTACTGTAAACATATTAGCAATCTGATTTTTTATCTTCTTAAATGACGCAGCAGATGTAGAAGCCATTTTCTTATAAGCTTCTTCTGTAGCGCCTGCGCTGTTCTTCATTGCATCTATGTTTCTTGTAACACCTTCAATGTTATTAGCAAGTACCTGTGCAGCCATACCACCTTCAGAAGAACTAAACATACCAATAATACTGTCGCCTGTCTGCTCACTGTATTGTCCTAAGATGCCAATAACATCAAGAACGGTATAGCCTTCTGCCCTAAGCTCTTGAAAGCTCTTTTTCTCGCCTAATACACTTTCAGTTGCATTTTCAAGCTGTGTATATAATGTATCACTTCCAGTTCCCAACTCCTTAATCATACTGTTAAGGTAAGTTGTTGTTTCTGCTGTAGCAATACCATTGGCTGTCATTGTCGCATAGTATCCGCACAATTCATCTAAGGATACACCAAATGTATTGGCGGCAGGGATAACCCTACCCATAGCTGCTGCCAAATCTCCAACAGTGGTTTTACCTTTATTCTGTGTCATTATCAGCTTATCTGATATGCTCTCTGCATCTGCAGCACTCATACCGTAAGCATTAATGGCTGTTGTCATAATATCAACCGCTGTTGCTGTATCAGTAAAACCACCCTTGGCAAGCTTCATGGCTTTAGTTGCAAAATCAATTGCATCCGCCTGATCGACACTGGCAGAGATAGCCTGATAAATAGATTCACAAAGTTCATCTGTAGAAACATTCATTTCAGATGAAACCTGCATTATTCTCTTTTTATATGCTTCAACATCAAGTGCATTAGTATCCAGAAGTGTGCTAACCTTTGCAAAGCTTGTCTCAAAATCTGCTGCCGACTTAATAGCAAGTGTTCCAATTGCTGTAGCTGCAGAAGCAACTGTTGTAGCAATTTTGATTCCGAACTGTGCAACTTCATCTGCCGCCTTGTTAAACTGCGTAGCAAGCTTCTCGCCGTTCTGCTTCGTTTTATCTATATCTTTATTTGTTTCTTCAACACCTGTTAATGCTATAGTTCCAAGCAGCTTAAATACTTCCAAATATAAAGCCTCCTCTCTTTTTTGCATAAAAAAAGCACCCTCATAGGTGCTTTAACATGTGTCTTTAGTTAGAGTTTAAAATTTTTCAGTATGCTTTTCGCATTGTCATAAGCTGTTTTAACTTCTGCATCCGACATAGACAGATTACTAATGCCCTGATGTTGCTGTGGTCTTTGCTCTGCTACCTGTGAGCCATGAACAATCTCATTTTTCCATGCCGCAAAGGTCTTTCCTGAATTGCTGGAAAGATAAGCTAACCATAATTTATTATCTTCTTCCTTTTCAGCTTCTTCATTTTTTCGCTTAACAACATGCTTTACAAAATCATATAATCTGCCTGTCTTAAGCATCCTGTTAATCAACTCATTAGGGCTTGCATACTTCTCATACAGCAAGCCCATAAACTCAACATAGCCTATCCGAGTAATGAAGAAGCAACCCTGAAAGAATCAATGAATCCATCCTGCTTAAATACGTCAATAATCATCTGTACATACACAGGCAGCTTAAGATGTGCAACTTCCTCAACTGTCATACCCGATACAGATGCTAAAAGCGAATAGATATCCTTCTTAGCAACCCTGTAATTCTTTACGACAATTGCAGCAATCTTTACCATAACATCTATGCCAACCTCTTTGATTAAATCATTATTGACCTCTTTTCCTTCAACAAGCCTGTTAATCTCTTTCTTTCCAAAGCAATCTGCAATCTTGTCAATGCCAATCTTGTCAATAATACCTGCAAGATAATCAAGATCATCTGCTTCAATAGGTCTCAATGTGTATGGCTTCTCTACAATAATCTCAGCTTCTGTTTTCACTGTTTCTGTTGTTGTTACTTCACTCATGTTTTATCTCCTCTCTTATGCAGTTGCTTTATTAGGATAGAAAATGTATATAGGTAATTTATCAAATACATTTCCCTTAAAATCAGCTGTAGACTTAAATGTTGTTGCGCACACAGATGTCTCTTTATTCTTGTTATCAAGTTCAAGACCAGATGTACAGATTGCATTTTCTAAGATAGCAATTATCTCTGTACCATCTGTCATTGTTCCAACAAACGCAATGTTATCAAGATAATCACTTAATTCAATAAGCGACTTAGTCTCAATCTGTGCGTATCCCTTAATTAAGGTATCAGCTTCCTTACCGACAATTGCACGCTTAATAGATTCCTTTGTATGCTGCGCAAGGTTAACATCAAGTGTACCAGTCTCACCAGTTTTCTGGTTAAGGCCCTTAATCTCTACTGTTGCCCCATCAACCTCAATTGCTGTGATTTCAGGAACAATAGAAAGCTTATTACCACCATTAGTTGCACCAAGTACATGGTCCTCATCATCAGTCCATGCTCCTGTTACATAATCACCAACAGTAGGCTTTGTGTAACTTTTATCAAGACCTATGAATGATACGTTAGGTGTTAATTTACCGATTCTGATTTCCGTATCCTTTTCTGTTGCAGAGTTATCTGCTATAACTTTAAGTGTACCTTCTGGCTGTGTTGAACCTGTTGCGTCAACCTTGCTATAAACATACTTGAAATTCTTAAATACAACACCTGCTCCAAGCAAGAAATCATTAGGTGTGTTGCTGTTAATACCTGATTTTCTCATAGTTTTGCTCCCTTCCATTCTTTAACTTTTAAATTAACTGTCATGCTTTTAAGATCCATATTCTCATTCCTAATAGGAAGAGCATTTGCATAAAAAATAGCCACCACTGAACCGCTGTCAGTAGTGACCAATTTCCCTGATGTCTCATCAAACAATTTTTTTATTTTTTCTTTGTCCTGCTCTAATTCAAAAGCAGTACCCCTTGTAAAACCTGACATAATGAATGTGCTTTCAGACATGCCATCTTCATTAAGCGGCTCTACTTCCTGATACTCACCAACCCAATAAGGATAAGCAAGGTCAGAAGTCCACTCATAATACTCATAATTAATACCTGCATCCGTAAGCAGCCTATCAATTATGCCTAATGCTTCAATTGTCATATCACACCTCATTCACCAAGCTTGGCTTTAAATATATCTTCTGCTCTTCTAATGATAGCAGATTTACTGTCATTAAAAGCTTTCTGCAATGTGTGCTGTGGTCTTTTACCATTAGTCTTATAGAAAGCCTTTCCATGTTTTCCATATACAATAACAACCTTACCGTTAAATGTAGGCTTCTTTTTCCCATTGTAGCCGTCTACTGGAATATACCAAGGATTCTTTCTTCCATCCTTATTAGCCGCCCATTCACCAGTTCCAAGTTCATTCCATATTGCATTTTCAAGACCACTTCCAATTGTTGCTTCACCTTTAGATTCATTTACATTGGCTTTCCATGAATTCGCGAGCTGTCCTGTACCAACAGGTGTGTTTCTAGCTGCTTCTGATGCAATTTCGCCTGATGATTCAAGTAAAAAAGCACCAACAGCATCTTCGATTGCTCTATTTACCATCATTGTATTGTCAATGAATTCAACATCTGCCATATCACTGTCCTCCTGTGTAAGCAAGATATATTTCAAGCTGCTTATGTAAATTCATAGGGTCGTCAATAACTTTTACATCATATGTAGCGCCATCTATAAGAATCCTGCTGTTTTCAGCCTTTATTCTGCTGTCAAGCTCCTTATAATCTGCTACAAAGATGTGCGTTGATTCCTGAATCTTAGCATTATAGCTTGTATATCGTGAATCACCTGCCTGAAGGTCAATGAAACCTGTAAGAGTATCAACTGTCTCCCAAGTCTTGACTCTTGAACCTGTGGCATCTTTGGTTGTGCCTGTATTAATCTGAATTATAGCTGTTGTATTGCCGCCTATCCTATTCATACAAGCACCCCCTAGAACCTTGCCTTCTTGTAAGCATTTAAAAATGAAACATACTTCTTCGGAACACCAAATGAACCATCAATATCAGTTTCGGAAGTATCCTGCGCATATGTGACAGAATGTCTGCTTAATGTTTCTGATTGTATATTCATTTTTGATGTGTCGCCGCTGTTTATGTCCTCATTCTTAAGCTTCCATCTGATAATATCCACAGCACCCATCTTAACATCCTTTGGATAGAATATCTTAGTAACAAGCACATGGGATTCATCCGTTAAAGCTCCGTTTAGACCCATACAGCCGTTTTCTAAATCAATACCTGTAATTGTATATAAGCCACCATTAAAGGCAGATTCTGAAAGCTGTACAGTGTCACCAACCTTGAATAAGGTTGATGCATACTGCAAACCGCTTGTGGATGATACATTACACCTGAATCGTCTGTTTCTATCCTGGAAGTTATTATTGGTATATTTTCTAATCAACAGTTCCAGTGCCTGAAGCTGCGCATCAAGCACCAAATCTGTCTTATCTGTTGTAATAAACTGCCTTAGTTCTTCAATAGTCATTAACATAAAGGAACACCCCCTTATTTCTTAAACTTAGCAAGAACAACTTTAGCTGTATTAGTAAGCGCAACGCCATAATACTTAGTAGCAGTAATATCATGCTTCTGCTTCTTAGGAAACCACTCATGATCAACCTGTGTATTCTTCTTTAAGAAGATTGTAATTGCTGCCAGCTCATCTTCTGTGTACTCTGTTTCTGATGAATCAGGCTCCATCTTAAGGACAGGGCATACATAATACTGATTAGCTGCTGCAAGGTCCTTCACCTTGTTTCCAATCTCTAATTTAACAGTAGGATCTACCTTAGCCTGAAGTTCAGCTATATTATCAGCTGTTACTGCTGTTCCTGATGATGCATCAACCGCTGCTGTAACAAGTCTAACTTTCTTAGATTTCTTAATCCAAGCTCCAGCAATCTTACCAATAGCACCGTTTACGGCAACACCTGCTGTAAACTTATCAGCTGATAAAAAATTAGGGTCCTTAAGAAGTGTTGCTTCCTGTGCAGGATTAATGAACATTACCTTCTCAATGCCATCTTCTTCATCAAGGAATGATGTATTAGCATCAACGATTCCTGCATATGAAATCTGTGCAGTACCATTACCTGATGTCTTCTTTGATGTATATGCTGCTGCAATTACATCATTATCAACTTTGGCTACAATTGCCTTTGCAAGCTGAGTTTCAGCCTGTCCGATAGGATTTCCTTTGCCTGAATTAATAGCTGTCTGAAGAACCGACACAGCCTTTGCAGCACACTTAATAGTAAATGTTGTGCTTGATGCAGTAAGATTAGTTGTTGGAATTTCTTTGTCAGTATCAGCCGCCGCTTCAACATCAAAATCATCTGCATCTCCAATATAATCCCAAGACGGAACTGTTACTGTATCACCTGGTACACCTTCAAGGGTATCATCAACCTTTGCATATGGTGTAATCTTTGCCTGTGCTAAAATCTTGGCTTCAATCATGTCTCCCATGACCTGTGGATTAATAATATCATTTAACTTTGTTGTTGCCATAATAATCACCTTTTTAACCTTTCTTTTTAAGAATTCATTGCTGCTGCATACGCTTCAGGATTTTCCTGTGCAATTCTTGCCCTCTCAGCATATGGCTTCTTTAGTAATTCTTCTTTTGTGAGTGTTCCTGTAGTTTCACCATTCGGAAGCTTATTAGGGTTTAAAACCTGATATCCGTCATTGTTATCAGAAACAGACTCAAACATTGTTGGGAACTGTGTCTTTAAGCCAGAAAGCTTATCACTCCATCCCTTGATATTGTCGTTTTCATCAAGCTCTAAGGATTCACCTTTCTCCTTCAGCTTTTCATTCAGCTTATATGTAAGATAGTCAACGTCCACAGCCTTTTCAGACATAAGGGCAACCTTGACTGCCGACTTAATCTTGGTTTCCTGTAGTTCTGCCTGTAACTGTGTGTTCTGCTGCTCATACTGTGTAAACTTATCCTGCATACCTTCATTGTCTTTAGAAGCCTTCTTTAAATCTTCAATAAGCTGGTTGGCATTAGTAAGCTCTGTTTCCTTGCCTGTTAATGTATCCTGCAATGCATCATACTTACCCTTACCCACATACTCACCGCTTGCAAGGTTGCCAAGTTTAACCTGCTTATCCTTGTTAGCTTCATCTCCGTTGTAAGCATCAAGCTTTGCCACAAGCTGTTTAAAAAGTTCTTCTCCTAAGATTGCTTTTAAAAATTCCATATCATTATTCCTTTCTTTACTACTGTTTTTAAATGTGGTGCCGCCACTAGCATGACCTTTTAAATGCCTTGTCAAGGGCATATTTGAACAGTTTAAGTGCCTTATTCAGGGCATATAAAAAAGCACCTTGGTTGATGGATATACCAAGATGCTTTGTCTTTATATTCTATGTATTTTTAATTTATTCAATTAGCTCCATTGCTCTTATCTCTATCTCTTTGGTGATTTCGTGCAGCAATTCAATTAGTTCAGAGATTGTCATATTTCCTAATTCCATTACTTTCCTAATGCCTCATGAATTGCCTCAAGGTCGTCTACTGTAAGTGCTGGATAGTCCGCTGCAATATCCTCAAACTCTTCTCCGTTTTTAATGCGGATTTTAAATGCTCTTACCATGATTTTAAGTTTTAGTGTGCTTAATGTCTTCATTATGCTTCTCCTCCAATCAAATCAGCCATCATTAAGATGATATCGTCTGTAGTTGCTTCTAGTGTGTCGATACGTTCTGTATCTGTCTTAACATTATTCTCATAATCGAGGTATTTCTCTGGATTCGCTTTTACGTCCTCTAAATTTAGTATTCCAGCAGGCTCTGAGATTTCTCTGTAATCATATTCATAATATATTTGTTCCTCTTCCTGTCCCTCTGGAATCTCCTTTACGATATTCTCATTCAGACAGATGCAGATATAATCCATTCCGTCAAGCTGCCTGATAGAAACTGGTTCTTGCGTAGTGTCGAATCTTGCTTTCATGTGATATCACTCCTTTACAATATTGAATTGTTTTGTTTGCATTGTATCTTCTTTTTATATTTTGGCTGTCCGTGTGATCCAGGATGCCTTTGTATGACATGCATTTTCTCGCAAGCCATACTGGTATACGCTTTTTCTGTTTTATAAGAGCTTGTGCCCTCTTATATGAACGTCTCACTCTCAGAAAAACTCTTCTCCTAATTGTAATGTGTTGTCTGTATATGCGAACACCCATAATATCAATGAAATGTCCATCATCTTTGCGTTTCTGAACCGTTGTAAATACCATCCAACTATCTTTGATTTTTAAACCCATCTCGTCTGCCTTCTGAATAATCATCTTCATAGCTTTATGAATGTCTTTCGCATTTGTTCCGAGAATCAGAATATCGTCCATGAAGAAAAGCTGGTGTTTGACAAGATTTATTCTTTCTGCTATTCCATTTCTTTTCTTTCGTATACGATACATATTCTCCGCTACTTCGTGGTATATCTGAGATAAAAATAGGTTACAAAGATACTGACTTAGATATGAGCCAATACTCAATCCAGTATCAAATGTCATTATAAGTATTTCTATCAGCTCAAGTAATGGCTTATTCTTAATGTATCTTCTAAGAAATTCCATTAGCTTATTTCTATCAATTGATGGGTAACATTTACTAATGTCGCATTGACCAGCATATCGGATATTATTATTCCTCATCCATCTTTTGATTGCTTTGATACCGTAAGATTGACCTTTCCTTTTCATAGCTGCACATTGGTATTCTCCAATCCGTTTTAAGAAGTCTTTCATAGCTTCTACTGCAATATAATCGTAGATTTGCTGTTTAATGTTTTGAATTCCGATTCTTCGCACTTTCTGGCTTGAAGCATCAATCTTTTCTTTGTACCACATTGGTTCAAAATGTATGTTGCCTTGAATGATTTCTTCACGTACTCCATCAACCACTGTCTCTGCCAGCATTTTCATTCCTTTTAAGCCAAATTCATCAAGCATCCCCTTGATAATATTTGTTGGAAGCCCAGTATATTCAGAAAACATCCTATGCACATCTTTTCTTTTGTATTTGTTTTTAAGACATTTATACACTGCCTTTTGTATTAACTCTCTATCAGTTATATCGACCTTTTTACAATATTTCTTCATAATCGATTGTCTTTTTAAGGGCTTTCGGTTTGTACTACTAACCCCAACAGATAAGCGAACCTTATCTGTCCTTACTCCTTTCTTCAAAAAGTTTCGGTAGGTCTATAAAAAGTATTTCGGACATCTGTCCAAGAGCCTTTTTAGGGGCTACGCTCTTTACGAGTGCGAAATACGACGCAAGAGTTTTATATTAGAAATTAACAATTTCAGCCGAGGTAGTTCCAGTTCGTCCTGTCGAGCCTGTTCCTGCAATTCACGTAGACCGAGCCAGCATTCGACCCATTCCTGAGATTACCGCGTGCGCCGTAAGTCCTTTTATCTTAATCGGTCGTATCAGGGGCGTTCCCCTCTTTCCTAAAGGAAATTCACCCCCGACGACCTCTTTTTAATCGCAGCCGAGGGAGTGCCAGAACGTCCAGCCGAGCCAGCCCCCGCAATTCACGTAGACCGAGCCAGCATTCGACCCATTCCCGAGAGCACCGCGTGCAAGGTCTTCGCGAGTTCCAGATGTACTCTTACCGCCAGCGTAACATCTATCTCCCCAACCTTGTGGATCGCCCTTTCCGACAGTTTTTGCGAACCATGAACATGTTTCCATATCCACTCCAATGTCACCAATCCAGAAATCGTTTCCATCGTTGCTTGGGATATTTCCAATTAACTTGTATGTGTTCTTGATAGTCGCTTCGTCTTTTACATGTTTAACACCTCTAGGAGCAATATACACATCCTTGCTGTAATCTTCCTTGAATACCATCACGGAATCCGAATATACAATATATCCACCTACTGAACACTCAAGTCCCATAACTCGGAACGGATGCTTACCGTCTGTATTTGATGTCATTGAACCATCATGTTTTCCAATAACCTTGTCAGTTGTTCCACTCCACCAATGCATAGTTGATAACATAATCTGTGCATTCAGAGTATCATTTAATGCCACTGGTGTTGTTGTGAATCCCTCTTCGATATCCAAGTACACAGCCTTATTATCTTCGTCAATGTCTTCGATTCTAAGAACTTTCACATCATCAGCATACTTGTGAATCGTGCTGACTCCACGATCATTACTTACGCTTGTTCCGTTTATTGAGCCATATCCAACGGACACATAACTTCCAACAAGAACCTGTGAAGCCTGTGCATTCGTGAGTGGAAAGTAGGTTTCCTTTGTATCTCTCTGAATGGAAGCTGAAAACTGCAAATTATAACTTGTTGTGCCTTTGAAGATTTTCTGTTCGTTCTTTGTAGCATACTTAATTACATCATACAGAATGACATACATGTCTCTTTCTTTTCCAGCACCCCAATAACCTTTGCCTTTCTTTTGGTAGTTGTCAATCATGCTGTTATAGCAGTTGTTTCTGAAAGGTTTAGAATTAAAAAATGACCGAAGAAGTCCATCTGCACCTAGTCCACTGATGTACTTACTGTGAATCACATACGAAGCATATGTGCCATCTTCTTTTCTTGCTGTTTCCCACGGAATCAATCCATAATCGTCATTCGGAGAGTCAGATAATGTCCAAATCTGCTTACCGTCTTTCTCGATAACTGACCAGTACGGAGTCATTGCAATAACACCAACATCAACAGAGCCATCGTTCTTATAACCGTTTCCCCATCCCTCAATTGCTGTCGGTATCTTACGCCCATAATCATCTGTGATGTAGTTGCAGTTATACCAATTGAATATTCCAATTTCCTCATAGTCGTCTCTGCCCTCTACTGTATCTGTTGATGGTTCACATACCATATTCGCATTGGCAAGTGTCTTAATACCGTCAGAGGTTGGATTCGTTTCCGTCAGGTATACTTCTGTCTGGTATACCTTGCCATTTCTTCTTGAGCCGAAGAATGCTTCAAGAATTCTCTCGTCAATTGTCTTATTGCAATCTTCAAACTGCTTTCTTACCGCCTCTCCTGCGCTTTTATATGTTGTTCCGTCTGCTCCTGTTCGTACGTCTGAAAGTTCTGTGCTTAATTGTCTTATACCTGTTGTATTTTTATCTACACCAGTCTTTAAATTATTAAGTGCTAACGATAACTGTTGGTATACATCTGGTGTCGGTCCTTCTGCTGTAGCTGTTCCAACAGGTGCGCCATCCTCAATTCTGTATTTCAGAACCGTGGATGTTTTAACACTACCTTCTCCGTCTACCGCTCTAATACCGATATACATATATCCCTTATTCTTTAAAACCTCTGACGGTATCTGCGTTTTACCTTTCTCAAGGATTTTTTCATAGACAGCCTGCGGATTTCTTGCAGTAAAAAACACTGCACTTGCAGTTAATCCACTCCAAAATTCATCTAACTCTACACTAAAATCAACAGTATTCTTATCTCCTGATGCAACTGTCGGTGACTCTACTGCTGTTAGCACCTGGTCTTTTGTTTTTGCGCTTATCGTTGTCATATATTGTCTCCTTCCTTAGTTCTTCCTTAACATTACGCTGTTCTCTTCCACATGTAACAGGTGATGTATGGCTGTAAAATACTATGAGCCTGTCCACCACCTGTATTTTCTGTATTATCTACATATCTTCTACGACCACCAACCTGCAATCCTGATGTTAAAGCTTCTTTAGATGTCAATTCTCCATCACTATGCTGTAAATTGGTAAAATATTTATGATTATGACTTGGCATCTCATCTTCTGTTAAAACATGTGTTTTTTCACCGCCAACTTTTTCAGCTTTATCGAAATCCTCGTCATTTGTATCTACACCAACAGGAACTCTGCCACTTCCCCACTCAACCCATGTTCCGCCAAAATATTCAGATGGATTTACATTTATAGTTGAAATATAAATCGACCCTACAGGATATACACCTTCAACCATACCCTCAAAGATTGCATTAAGTTTACATTCAAAGCCATCTCGCTCTGATGCTTTTCCAAAAGCGACTCCCTTACCTGACGTATTAAAATCAATCAGAGCGAAGGCTGTGGATACATCTACTTGCTGTGATGTGGTAGAAAAAGCATCCTGTACCATAAGAAGCACATTATATCCGTAATCAACATCTGCAGATATAATTGCTGTGCCTTCCCAAGTGTAATCATCTTTATATGTTAGATGTGTAGTATAATATGTTGCGTTTTGCATCTTATATTGTAGTGTAAACACCTTGTTATTCTTATCATTCAAAGCTGTTATAGAAGCCTTATATGTCACCTTCATATAAGCACCTTCTTCATAAGGTGTACCATCTGATATGCATCTAACCACTGCCAATTTCTCAATATCAGGTGCAGAATAAGCCAATACATTAATTGTTATCGTCTTTGTTACCGTTCTACCTCTACTGTCGGTAACAGATACATTAATTGTATTTTCTCCTGCTGCAGTAAGAACATCTGTGGTTGCACCGTTAAAAGCATAATTCTCACCATTGGCAGTTATCTTATAATTTTTTATTGTACTTGAATAACATCCTGCTGCTGTAACTGTAACTTTAACCTTAGATTTATTCTGCACATAAGCACCATATGTAGCTTCATACTTGTATGGATCCATGCAATCTATATCGGATATCTTTGGTACAGCACTTGACGGAACTGTGGCAGTAAATGTTATTGTTTTACAACCAATAAGGCTGTCGCCAAACGTATACAAATAAAATGTAATGTTTGCACTTGTATTGTTTGGAATCTTATTCATCAAGTCAGTTGGTATCGTCCATGTATAACTATCACCAAACCCTGCTGTTATTCCAACTGCATCTCCGCCATTAAATGAATAATACAAATGATGTGTAAAGCTGCTTGAAGCTCTGTTCGTGTATATTGTAATTTCATCTCCAAAATCAACGTTATAAGCATCCAGTGATGGCTGTGAAGTTCTTGGAATATGTGTTGTTGATATTGTGAATTCATTTGAATCTGAACTGAAGGTATCATGCTCAACGTAGCATTCAAGCGTTACATCCAAATCTCCTTCTGCATTATGGATTCTTGGACCCCATGTATCTTCTGCAACGTATATTCCATCACTTGTGATTTTATCGTCTGTTGTTAAGTTATAGGTATACCAATCACTAACATCTCCTACGGATGTTTTTAATCTGTAATAGACTGTTCCTGAGCCGTAAGTGGTATAACCTGTATTAGTTCTATGAATGAATATCTGCGTTCTAAATGTAGATGTATTATCAGAAACACTATAGTCTGTTTCCTCTATTCCAATCTGATATGCAATATACGAATTGCTTGTACCATAATCGCCTGACCATTCCATTCTGTATTACCACCTACCTTTCTTGATATAAATTGATATAAAAAAAGACCATGATAAAAACATGGCCTTAATACTCTAATATTTAATTACACTAAAAAGCACATTGATGCGAATACTCATTATTTGCCTTTTAAAAAATCATATACATATCCCAATGTATCATGTGATATCATAAATTCAACCAAATCATAGTTTTCATCATCCAACAAACGCATATAATCATCAAATTCCTCTTCATTTTTTAATTCATCTGCTATCTTCCTTGATATTCCCTTTTCGACTTCATCATAAGAAAATGGCCACTCATTCGTTATTTTTTCTAATATCTTATTAGCTTCATCATATTTCTCTGACGCGGCTAATAAAACATATTTCCCATAGTCGGTATTCATCCATAAGTTATCTATTTCTTTTTTTCGTTCTTTATACATAATACCTCCTACTCTTCAATAATACATTCAAGAATAATTTTTCTATTTGATGTTCTATTATTTTCAATTTTTGAACCAACTATTTTTAACTTTGTATTTCTATCAAAAATAATTTCACTCTCTTTATTATTTGTAGTTACATAACAATTTGTTCCTTTAGGTGCTTTAATATCTAACCTTATACCTTTTTCCTGCATTACGTTTTCAGTTACAACACCGCTTGTACTTAAAAACCCTTTTTCAATATACATGTGCCCATCTTTTATATTGTTTGGTATATCGGCAATTAAATTCCAATATTGTTCCTTATCCGTCTTTAAACCACATGAAGGAACTTTAACACCTGTAATTGCTTCAAGTGCATCATCTTTAACAAATCTCGTCACCATTATATCATCATTTAAGGTATGTGTATTAATTATTCTTTGCAAAGTATCCGCAATTTCCTGATAATTATCAGGAAGTATCTCACCATTTCTTAACATTGCATTCATTTTTCTTGCATTACTTGAATTAATATATCCATTTAAATGACTTCTTCCATAAACAATGCTTCTTTCTTCTTTGCTTATGCTATGCTTCATTTCTTTGAATTCTTCCGCTGTTAATTCTTTGAAATGCCTTGAGTCAACATTCTCTTCTGATATCTCCAAATACTTAGTCTTATATTCCTCAAAATCCTTTGATTTATCCAAACCAAAGTATTCAGCCCTTTCCTTTAAGGTGTCAAGTTCCTTACCATCTAAAGCCCATCTTGCCCTCTGTAACAAAGCACAACGGCAATTACATACATTGGCAGCAGAACCACCAATACCAGGCGCTTTCATCTTTTCCCCGCCAACAATGAAATATTCGTCAAGTTCCTTGATTTGCCCGTCTGCCTGTGCATGTGCAGGTCTTGTGTTACCGTCTAAGGCTGCACACCACTGCTTCAACACATCAGCTCCCTTTTTCTTGGCAGCTTCCTGTGCATCCATTGTTGACTGGTTCTGAATCCTATGCCCTTCTGTCCTTGCAATCCTGATAGAATTATTCTTTGCCTTATTGAATCCAAACATGTCAATAGTACTGTTCATTCCCAAGCTTATCTTCTCGCCTATCTCATTCCAAGATGAGCCGTTTGATACACCTCTTGACACTTCTGCCCTTATACTTGTCTTAAGCTTCTTTACATCTTCACCTAATCTGTCATAAAGGCTCTTAGAAAGCTTACTGTCTATCTGCAATGCCTTTAAAACTGCATTCTGGTCTATTGGAACAATTAAAGGAATCCCTTGTCCTGCAATATCATATATAGCACCAACATAGCCGTTCTGATAACACCTTGTAAGGTAATCGGAAATAGTTGCATATTCTCCTGATTGAAGCTGCGCAAGTGCTGTTTCAAGTTGCGCCCTAATTGCGTTCTGATACTGCTGCTGGTATATAATAGCCTGTATATTCTCCATATCCGTTCTAGTGGATAATTTGGATATATTTACACTGCAATCCTTTATTACCTGCTTAAACACCTGCTGAAGCTCTTTAAGTACCTGCTTCTCATTATTAAGTTGTGCTTGTAAGATTTCCTTCTGTCTGCCGTTCATCTACTACAACCCCACTTAATACTTTCTGTGCTGTCATTGTTTCCTGTTCCTCATTCTTAGGAAGCTTATCCTTTATATCTTCATAAGAAATATCCAACTGCTCACAAATCAACTGGAGTACTGTTTCATCATCCAATATCTGTGCAAGAGTCATTATCACATTGATTTCTGTCTGCCTTGTCTGTGCTTCTGTTAATGCTATCTGTGCATTTTCCTGTGCATTTGACATAACTTCAGGCTCAAAGCTGAAATACACATCCTTCATCTGATAATCAGTCTTATTAATATCATTGATTTCAGCAAGTACAGGCTTTATCAGCTTTCTTAAAAACTGCTTAAGCCTTACTATCAGCTTGTTTGCTTTTAGATCCAGCAGAGAATATGCAGCTTTAATTGCAATATTAGTTGTTGCGCTTGTGTCCTTAAGGCCTGCCGTATTAAGACCAAATCCAAATCTGTATATATTCTTCTCATCAAGCTCAAGCTTTATCTTTCTTGCTTCATACGGAATATCTACAGTCTTTATCTCAACCCCTGCGCCTGTATCTGTGCTTTCCATTCCTATCATTTTCTTGGTTTTAATGTTCTGCTGCAATTCATCAAGATTATCACCTTCAAACCCCTTAACAACATGGATTGGTGTATCAAAGTCAACCAGGTTGTTTGACAATGAACAGCTATGCAAATCATAATCATCTATCAGGTCCTTAATTGTCTTAAGGCAGCTGAACTGTTTCTTGTTATTATCAAGTCTGAAGAAAGGAATGAATCCAAAACCGTCATAATAGGTCTTTTCATCATTCCCTTTCTTGTATAATGTATGTGGCTTAGGATTGATTGGCTCTGATTTATCTGTATCAATCTTTCCTTCTCCGTCTTGAACATAGAAATATGTGTTTTCTTTATCCCATACCTGAATTCTTTTTATCTTCTTATACGATTTTTCGATACGGTCAACATACCAGTAAATCACATAAGCACATCCATCATCTGTATCTTTTTCTCTTACCTCAACAACACTAATGCTATCCGCACACATAAACGACAACCTGTCTTCTGCGTTCTTGTATGCATACATGTAATCAAAGCCCTTCGTCTGACACCCTGTCAGCGCTTCTGATAATTCTGCTGTAAAATCTTCGTTCTCGTTGAAGTAGGAATCTAATTCTTTCTGCAGCTCTGGAATATCTGATTTAATAAACCCTTCATCACCTGAAAGAATATACTGAGTACATTGGTCTACAAGCTCTGTAAAGAATGGATGGCTTATCTTGATATTGCTTCTTGTTGTATCTTCAACAAGCTCTCCGTCAGAATTGTAATAGAACAGCCTGTACTGCTTAATATCATGGTCTGCTTCGTAGTAAGCCTGTCCTTTTCTTGCAAACAGCTTTCTATCAGAAGCGGCATCATCCTGTATAAATTGTCGTATCTCATCAATTGTTAACATTTATATTCCCCTTTCATCAGCTTAGCTTAAACCAATACTCTTTTTCTCTTGCGCCATTTTTCAATACCATATCTTAGTGCAGCCATAGCATCATCCTGAAAAGCAACTGGCTCATCCAGATATTCGCCTGTCTTTTCGTCTTTCTTCCATTTCCATTGCTGCAGCTCCTTTATGGTATTAACACAAGAAGGATGTACTCTTATTATTCGCTTAATAACCTTATCCTTACGAACAACACCCTTTAACCAGTCTATTTGTGCCTTGACAGAGCCATTAGCGCCACCTTTATCAACACCCTTCGCTCTATATCCTGCATTTTTCCACGTTTTAATCCTGTCAGGTTCCGCAGAATCGCACCACATATCCTTGTTTGTCGGAATTCCTGCTTCCTGTGCTAATGGTATAATCTCTGCTGTTTCTTTTTCAAATACATACACTTCTTTCAGAATGTATATATTATCATCTTTAATGCCAAGAAGAAGAATTGCATTTGCATGATTGAAACCAAAATCCTGTCCGATTGCAATATCATCATAATCATTCAGATTCTGTGATATATCCGCAACTTCCCAATTGTGAAGAATAAGACCGCCAATCTCTCCCCATTCTCCAAGACCATATATCTGATATCCTTCTGGATCTACAAGTTTTCTTCTTTCCATACGCTGCCTGTAGGCATTGTCAATAAACCTGTTTCCAAGATATGTACTGTGATGTGTCAATACATTACTATCTGGAATATCAAAAAAGACCTTCTTTATCCAGTGATTCTTATTCACAGGATTGAAGGTCATTCTTATCTGATAGAATTGCCCTGGTGGAAGTTCACCTCTCAATCTATCATCTATTATTTCAAAATCAGCTTGTGTGATTTCCGTTGCTTCTTCAATCCACACATCTGTCAGTTTGCCTTTTTGAAATGTAATTGACTTCAGTTTTTCGCGTTGATTTTCATCATTTACACCTCTAAATATTATCTGATTACCATTAGAAAGACATGTAAGCTGTAAAGGGCTTTGTTTAATGTTCCAATATCTTTTAGCCTTATCACCAAACATGCGATAAACAGCACCTGTAAGCTCTGCATAAGTGCTATCACGGTTTGTTATGTCCGACTTACGAATACATACAAGGTTGCGCCCCTTATCCTGCATCAGCCTTAATATATAATTCTGCGCTGTGTCAACGCTCTTCCCTGATCCTGCGCTGCCTTTCATAACTATGTATCGTTTATGGCTTCTATCAACTTCCTTGAAGCAAGGATTCATTGGAATATTTATATTCATAAGCAATCCGCTTCTTTAAATGCCTTTTCAAGCTTTGGAAATTGCTTTGCAATCCAATCAACAAGCTGTTCATTTCCGCTGTAATCATCAAGCCCTGATTCATAAAAAAAAGCATGAATAATCTCATGCCTTAATACTTCATCAAATCTTATTTTCTTTACACCTGTAGAATCATCATCATTCAACATTGAGCCAGCATTTCTAATACTTATTTGCTTGTCATATTCCTTGCACAAACCATCAAGCTCTGTTTTCTCAAGCGTATCATCAATCTCAATGCTATATTCAGTTCCTAATATATTAACCTTCTTCATTATCCCCATCTCCATAATCAACTGTAATATTCAGTTCCATATCAACATCAGTTTCAATCTTATCTGTATAAAGACCATATCTCCTGCCAAGTAGTTCAGCAGCTTTCAGTCTTTCCTTCTCTGATGGTTCTTTAAGGACTGTCCTTGCTTCACTGCAGCCATCACCTATTCCCTCAACAACTATTTCCGTTGATTGACTTTTACCTCTCATAACAGAAGTAAGATACTTAAGAACTTCATCCTGACTTGCAATAAGCTCTGATTCTTTTTCAGCCATTAATTCTGCAAGATACTTCTGACCTTCAACATTCTTCAACAGCCTTTGTCCTTGGCTGTAAGCTGTCTTTTTTGAATAACCTGCACGAATCGCTGCTTGAGTTGCATTAGCATCAATCAGCCACTCTTTATAAAATTGTTTTTGTTTATGATTCAATGCCACTCAATCACCACCCTTCAAAAAGCCTGTCAGGTAAAGGAGGTTCAAACCCTGACAGGCAAGAAAAAAGACATGAACCCTGCTCATTAGATTCATGTCTTCAAATCGAATTATAAACTTTTACTGTTTGAGTATAACAAGCAAATTTCTTACATTCAAGGGCAATTTTAGGAAACATTCGGCAACTTTAGGAAATATTAGGCAAAAATAGGCAATTTACTCTATTTTTGTCCTCATTTTTCCTTTTATTCAATATCCGTTGCACATTTGCCAATGCCCTTCCATGAACTGTTGTTACCCACCTGTACGACTTATGCTTATATTCAGCAACATCTTCAAGTGACATAAACTGAATATATATCATATGCAGCACATCATATTCCTGAGCTGGTAACTGTTCAATGGTTCTTACAATCTCGTTATGCTTGTTAATCAAATCCTGCTTCTGTTGAATCAGCTCTTTTTCAATGTCAACATAGTTTATCACAGCAGTAGCCATTGTGTCTGCTGCTCCTGATGTTTTAACCTTATCCCCAAGAACAGGCGCTGAAGTATTGTCTGCAAGCTCTTTCCATTTAACAATTTCAGCATCTTTGTTTTTTATCATCATATTGATTTTCTCAATCTGTGATAAATATTCTTTAGCTTTCACCTGATACCACCTGCCTTTACTATCTTGGTTGCCTTTTTAAACCCTATGATAAAATAATCATCATCTTCAGGTTCTTGTAGCGGACCAAGCTCTGAACATGTGTCAAGATTTGCATACGAAAGCTTTTTCTCCTCATCTAACTGTCGCAAAACTTTATTAACATCATAGGCTGTTGGCTGATTATCAATAAAATCAAGAATCGCTTTCATCTGGCTTTTATTGTAATGCTGTTCTGAAAAATTCAGTTTATCTGCATCAATCAGTCTCATTATTCTCCCTCCTGACAAACATGTTTTCCCCCGCATTTCTCAATCTTTGATGGAATTCTGTAAGAGCATCCAAATAAGTTTTAGCAGTTGGGAGTTTATCACTGTCTTCCTTTGCCCTATAATAATCTTTACAATTCCTGCTGCATTTTCTACAAGGCATTTCCCATTCTTCTACATCTTCAAAGGCACAGCCTGAACATCCGTCTGCGTTTTCTTTCTTCGCCTGCTTTCTAAAGTTTTCAAGGGCCTGTATTGCAACATTTACAGCTTCACCAAATTGTTCTGTAAAGGGATACGCTTCATTT